TTTGTACATTAAATTCTTTATTAGCCCCATATGCTCCCTCCTTTCAATAAAGATAAATCAGTATTACTATTTTCTGCAAATGAGTATATTACTGCATCCGCTCTATCTGGTGATTCTCCTAATCTCTTTTTCATTTCTTTTTTAGGTTCTATTTGTATCTTTCCTTTACTATCAATGCTAAATTTTCTACTTGATAGTTGTTTGATTAATTTATCATCTTTAGGTAGTTGTATAGTGGGTTCTTTATTTTGTATAAAGCAGCTTAAATTTGTATCTAATTCTTCTCTAAGGTTATCCCACATTTCAGAAGCTTTATTATAGTAATTTTCTTTTTCTATTGCACTTGAACCATTCTGAATTGGAATTATTTCATAACCTAATCCCTCTTGATATACAACCTCTCTAAGTCTGTCAGTAACCCCAGCCCCTAAACCATCATCATCTATTTTAATCTTTACTCTATTAACTTGAGGATGATTATTTTTAAAGCTTGTTACTGTCCTTAATATATTACCTGCAGTTTCCATTGTACTTTTCTTAGAGTAGGTTATTAAATCATATACTTTTCCGCCAATTCGTGGAGCTATAGTAGTTTCATCATCACCATATCTAGCAATGTCAGCACCTATATGTAGAGTAAAATCATTACTAATATCGACTTTTCTTAATGTGCTTGTTTCTACAGCTTCAAGTGATATTAGTGAGTCTGATTCTCCTTTTGGAAACTCACCTAGTACCCTTACTCTCCAAGGATCAGAACCCTCTTGATACTTACGTCTTAACATTTCTATGTTGTCTTTTGAAGTTCTTGGACTATCCATAGATGATACTTTAAAAGATTTATATAAATCTCTATCGCTATTATGACTATCATAAAATGTTCCAGATGTACGAGTTGGGTTACCACACATAAGAAGCTTATTTTCTGCACCTGATAAAGTTCCAAGTATAGCTTCCATTATTGGATCTGCTACCCCTGAAGCTTCATCCACCAAAAATAACATATAATCCTCATGGAATCCTTG